GCCAGTATAAACTGCCCTAGCAAGTCGCGCTAAAGCTCCTACTGCAACGATTCTAATCTGCTGGCTCGTAGCTGTTGATCCTGAAGTCTGGACTGTAATGCCTAAGTCAGTAATAAAGCCGCCAAAAAGATTGACATAATCGCCATTAGAGTCTTGGACTTCTATTGTTACTGCGTCATTTACTTCATAGGGAACTGCAGCTTCAGCTGTCTCTATAAGACTTAAATTGCAGTAACCAGCAATAGGCTGCTGATAAATATCGGTGCGACCCGAGGTGATAGTTAAGCCGCTAAGGGTTGCGCTAGTGACTGTAACGCCATCAACCTTAACTCTATAAACTGGATTCCAAAGGGTCATTCTGCCACTAGGCCGCCAAGAATAGCGCCCCCACCGCCGTTGCGAGCATTGCTATTGTTAAGTGCCAATACAACTGCTCTAGTAAATCCTTCTTCATCAATAGCGCTTGGGGCATTGACATTGATAATCACATTGCCGCGTTCGTCTCCGCGTCTAGCAGCTGCAACATCAAAGCCAGATGGGATTGCCTTGCCAGTTGGATTCAACCCTGATGGGAAACTAGGCATAGTGCCTGTAACCACTGGAGCAATTATCTTGCCACCGCCAATTCCACTTGCAATAGAACCGCCACCAGTTAAACCGCCACCGCTAGTAACTGGCGTTCCAGCAGTAAAGCCTGATGGAAGACTAGATGATGGGACTGTGTTACTTCCAGTTCCTGCTGCTGCATTGGCTTGATTATCAAATAACTTGGTCGCAGCAATAATTGCGCCAACTACGGCTGCGCCAGTTGCTAGACCAGCCAACGGATTCAAAGCAAATCGAGATGCGATAGCAGCGGCTACCGCGCTATTTCTTAAAGCAACATAAGCAGCGACTAGCCCTTGGATTAGAAGAATGGTCGCTTGCACTCCAGCTGCTATCTTGCTTACTACGAATACCGTCGCTAATACTCCAGCGACTATGAAGAGCTCATCCTTGAGATCAATAACTGTATTGATAAAGCCTCTTACCTTCTTACCCCATTCAACTGCAACCTTCTGAGATTCAGTCAAGCCTTCGTTTAACCCATCGCTTCCAGTTAAGCCTGAAATAAATGCCTCAAGTGCTGGGATAAAGTTTTCTAATATCCAAGCAGTCAATTCTTGGACAACTGGTAGCAAAGCTGCGCCAATAGATTCCTTAGCTTCATCAAGGGCAATCTTGACGCGCTCCATTTGCTTAGTTGTCGTCTCTGCTTCATTCTCAGCAAATTGACCAAAGGTGCTAGTTAGTTGATTAAAAGTTTGATCAAAGGTTTGCGAGGCTAGATCAGTTTTATCTATGCCTAAGCCCAATTTGCCAAGCGCGGTGGTATTGCCATCATAAGCTCTGCCAAGGGCGTTAGTAACTGTCTCTAATGGCTTGCCCGTTGCTGCACTTAAATCTAGTGCTAAATTTAGTAGCTTCTGGGCTTCTTCAACATCCTGAGTAGATCTAACTAGACGGGTAAAGGCTGGACGCAAGCCATCATCAGCAACGCCAATAGCAATTGAGGTTTGCTTTATATATTGCTCAACGCCTTCAATCTGTTTAGCGGTTGCGCCAGTAGTGGCTTCAATCGTTGCAGCTAAACGCTTTTGAGCGGTCTCATCCTCGGCTGCTGCTTTAACTGCGCTAACGGCAAATGCCCCAATAGCTGCTCCAGCGGCAGCAAAGGCAATAGCAGCCTTCTTACCAAATTCAGCTGCGCGCTCGCCAATAGAATCAATGTCTTTAGAGCCAGCCGCTAACTTCTTTTGGAAGTCCGCCGTATCTGCTAAAAGCTTGAGCGTTAAGGCTCTTGAATCAGATGCCACCGATGCCCCACTTATCTAATATTTTATTAAATGCTCTAGTCCATTGTGCCACAATATTCTTCTGCTCTTGACGCAAAGTCGGATAAATAAACCATCCGCGAGAGCCGCGCCCTTGTCTGCCAGAGTAGGCAGGGAATTGCTTAAATTTATTAGAACCAAATTCAAAGCCAGCCCAAAGCATTTGAGTATTAGCTCCACCGCTAAATCTTTGACTAGCAAAGCCGTATTTAATTTCGCCAGTAGTGCTTGTCTTAGACACTTTAGATCCGCTAACGATTTTGTTAATCGCTTGCTGGCCTTTAACGCGAGTAGAAGCTTTGGCAGCAATTTGTTGCTGAAGATAAGTAGCAAGGTTATTAGAAACTTGGCGAGACTCGGCTTTGGCTTCATCGCCTAGCAAGGAGAAGGCTTTATAGACTTGCCGAAGCTCTGTCCGGTCAAATGCTGAGACTTCTTCAGACATTGCTATCTCTCTCCTTTATCAGCTCGACTGCCGTTGCTACATCGTCCCAATCATCCCAATACTGCATCGGGATACCAGTCCTAAGAGCAACTATTACTAGTAGCCGCCTTACGCTGTCGGGCTGATGGCTTTTGGGTCATCGTTGCCTGTCTTGATGTCGGCAACTGTTTCCATCCATACTTCAAAGCTCTTTATTGGCTTACCAGCGCTTTCGCGCTTATGAGCGTTATAGGCCAAGAACATTAAGTCCCAGATTCCTATATTTTCTTGAGCTTTCGTAATAGTGTGTCCAGTTGCCTTTTCCCACTTAGCCCACTCTGGCGGTTGAGCAATATAAGTTGCTGACTCGCCAGAGTTATATTCAATTGTGATTGATAGTTTCATAGCTCCCGATGCTCCGATCTCTTAACTAAAGGTCTCTGTAGGTGTTCCAATGACCGTCATAGTCCAAGTATCAGTTAGCGCTCCTGGTGCTGCGCCCCCTGCTGCTGGGAAGATTGGCAATACATTGAAAGCAAATACTGCGCCAGTTACGGCCGTAAATGAAACTGCAAGTGTGGTGTTAGGTGAAGTTTCAGCATCAGTCCACATTGCTTCAAATAGTGAGCTAGCAGCTCCCCAATCCTGTAGCAATTCAATTGTGAATGTCCATTGCTTATCAACGGACTTATAGGCGCGACCATCAAGAGTCTGATAGGTCTCGATGATTGTGTCGCAGCTTAAGACTGCGCTTGTTGCTTGGGCATCGTAGTTAGCGCTATCAAGTGTGAAGGTAACATCGCGCCCAGTTATTACTGTAGTTGGCATTTGGGTCTCCTATGCGGTTTGCTCGTAGCGGACGCTCAAGCGTATGTCTGCAACCAATAAATTGGTCGTTCCTACTGTTGTTACTGACGGCCTATCGACTGTCGATAACTCATACTTGGAAGCGTTGAGCGCTCCAAGAATACTAATGATCAATTGCTCTAAATTGTCTAGAGAAGCGGCGTTGCTGAAATACGCAACGCAAGCAGTTATGGTGTAATTTAACTTAACGCGAGTAGTTGATTTGCCTAAAACTTCAAGCTCCATATAAGGCGCATCTGGCACTACTACAATTGCTGGAACTATTGGCGCTTCTGGAACTGAGTCATAGATATTAGCGGTGCATCCAGCCAAAGCAGTCTTAATCGCGCCTCTAACATCTGTAGCAATTGTTGATGCTGGCATTAGCCCACCATAGTTTCAACATCAAGATAAGGGCCTAGAAGGCCAGTTACTTTGGCTAGTAAATTCTTAGATAGGCGGTAAGGGGTTACTGCAAAATCTACGCCTTCTATTGATCCACCTGCTGCTGTTCTTGCTTGGAATATTTCGACTGAGATAGCCAAAATTGCAGCTTCAGCATTGGCATTTCCGACATAGGTTGATAGTCCAGAAAGCGCAGCGTTTCCTGCTGGGATGATATTTTTTTCCAATATGTCAGCATTTGTGATTGCGACTGTAAATACATAATCTGAAATTTCGTCATCGGTTACTGTGTGAGTGCCATTAAATGGTGATCCGCAGCCAGTAATAATTACGGATTGGCCTTCTGTGAATTCTTGAATTGTTGCGGTTTCAAAGTAAGCGATATTATTTTCAAGCTTTACTTTGTTGATTTTGCTTTGAAAAGTGACCAGCATTGGAAGAACTAGGTTCTCTGAAGCATCGACAATATCGTTTAGATAAGCATCGTTATATAGGGATGACGAAACGCCAAGAATCGTCCTAAGCTCTGTGGCCGTAACTATAGTTGGCATTTCGTCATCCTTTCAAGCAGTTAGGTGAGCGGCCAGCTCGGGAGCGGACTGGCCGTCACTACTAGGGTTTTATCAGGTTAAGTTGAAGTGGCAAGAACCATTTGCAACTTTAACGGCA